TGCAAAGATGAGGATATGCCTAGTCTTTCCAAGGTTTATTCTTGGATTGCCAAGCTTCCTGACTTTGCTAAAGATTTGGTTCAAGCACGAAGATGTGGCGCACAATCCTACATCGACCAGGCTATTGAAGCTTTGGACACAGCTGACAATTCTAATATTCATGTAGTTCGTGAGAAAGCCAACATGGCACGATGGATGGCTTCAAAACTTATTCCTGTCTATGGTGATAAACAACAGATCCTTCAAGATACTAGAATAGAAATCAGTTGGAAAACACCAGATGAGAAAGAGATGAAGAGTGTTAATAGTTCGGTAGCATGAACACAAACAAACAGAGTTCTCGCGTCATGGAGTTAGGATAATCTAATAATTCACCAAGCATTCACCGCTTGCTTAAATAAATGTTGAGTAAGTAGGTAGAGTAGTTGATGGTTTATCAATTATCGTTAAAAGCTGGCGGAAAATATTATTTTTTTACAGAGGTACCATACCCCAAAAAGTGGTCGCCAGAGGCTAATACGTTAACTATCGGACCACCACACACACAAATGAACAAAGCAATAGATTTTATATTAAGCATGATCGAAACTTCGAGTGCCAAACTTCATAGCTGGTCTTGGAATAAAAGATGGTGCAACAGAGATAAAGGTTATGGATATAAGAGAAAAGTTTAAAGACATAGAAGCAATTTCCATGGGTTCGAATGAAAGTCTTGTTGTAAGTTTTCACGGATTTCAGGATCGAGCTGAAGTAAAAGAATTTGCTGAATTTATCTTTGCTAAGATTAAAATGAGTTACTCTTCATTAGAGAAGCCACCAACTATTCATTAGTGAACCAAGAAGAAATTGAACAAAGGCTTTGGCAAAACTTGCAAAAGTGGAGTTTGCAAAAAAGAACAAAACTCTACAATAACGATTGTTTAAAAGTTCTTCCAACTTTGGAAAGTAAAAGCGTTGATTTAGTTTTAACCGATCCGCCTTATGGCACAACCGCTTGTAAGTGGGATAGTATAATTCCTTTTGACTTAATGTGGAAAGAGTTAAAAAGAATTATTAAAAATAAAGGTTGCATAGCTTTATTTGGAAGTGAGCCATTTAGCAGTTGTTTAAGAACATCAAATATTAAATGGTTTAAATACGATTGGATTTGGTTTAAAAGTATTAAAGCTGTTTTTCAATTAGCCAATAAAAGACCATTAAAACAACATGAAATAGTATCAATATTTTCAAAAACACAAAGTAATTACAATCCACAAAATTTAAAAATTTATAACAAAATTAATAAAAGAGGTAATATTGGAAAAAATTGGTCTAAATTAAAATTAGACAATTATATTCAACATTTTACTAATTATCCAAGTAGTGTTTTAAAGTTTGACAGTTTAGGTAAAAAATATCATTCAACACAAAAGCCAGTAGCTTTATTGGAATACTTAATCAAAACCTATACCAAAGAAAACGATACGGTTTTAGATTTTACTATGGGATCAGGCTCTACTGGTGTTGCTTGTAAAAAGCTAAATAGAAATTTTATAGGTATTGAGTTTGATAAAAACTATTTTGAAATAGCAAAAAATAGAATTAATGAAAATAACAATTCCTTATAAACCAAGAGTGCAGCAAAACTTTCTGCACCAGAATTTATTGAATTATAGATACGCATTACTGCTTTGCCATAGAAGGTTTGGCAAAACGACAATGTGTTTAAATCACATTATTCGAGAAGCTTTATTAAATAAGAATCATCAACCAAGATACGCATATTTAGCACCAACTTATAAACAGGCTAAGAGCATTGCTTGGGATTTTTTAAAATTTTATGCTGGGAAAATTCCTGGCGTAAAATTTAATGAAACAGAATTACGATGCGATCTTCCAAATGGAAGTCGTATTACTTTACTGGGTGCGGAGAACTTTGAGAACCTTAGAGGTTTGTACTTTGACGGTGTTGTCATTGATGAAACAAGTCAAATTTCTGCATCGCTGATCGAAGAGATTTTAACACCTTCTCTTTCAGATCGTAAAGGCTTTATGTATCTCGTAGGTACACCGCAAGGTATGAACAACATTTTCTACGAATACTATTTAAAAGCTCAAGGCGACAAGAATTGGTTACTCTATACTGCTAAAGTTAGCGACACAAAAATCGTGGACCAGGAAGAGCTAGACCATGCCTTATCCTTAATGGGTGAGGCAAAATATAATCAAGAGTTTGAATGCTCTTGGGTAGGAAATATACCTGGAAGTATTTATTCAGATGAGATTGTAGATTTAGAAGATAATAAACGATTAACGTCTATTCCTTTTGATCCTTCTCATGAAGTTCATACCGCCTGGGATATTGGTTACAATGATGATACGGCAATTATTTTCTTTCAAGATATTGGAAGTCAAATAAATATTATTGATTGCTTTTCTGATCATAATCAACCATTTCCTTATTATGCTGAGATCCTAAAAGAAAAACCGTATTCGTATGGTTATCATTTAGCTCCGCATGACATTGAAGTCAGTGAATATTCTTCAGGTAAAACTAGAAGAGAAGTTGCTTTTCAACATGGAATTAAATTTCGTGTATCACCAAAAACATTATTGGACGATGGTATTCATTGTGTCAAAATGATTTTGCCGAGATGTAAAATAGATACTGATAAATGTAAACCGTTAATTGATGCGTTAAGACATTATCATCGAAAATACATAGAAAAAGACAGAGTTTTTAAAACCAAACCTGTTCATGACTGGAGTTCTCATTTTTGCGATAGCATGAGAATTTTAGCGACAGGATTTGAAGAACGTAAATATCAAAGTGCAAATCGCCAACGAACAGCAATAAGTGAGTATAAAATTATATGAGTTTTTTAATGCCAAAAATGCCTTCACCTCCAGCGCTAGTCCAACCAGATATAAAGGATGTGCCTAACTATGATGATGAAGATAGAAAAAAAGCAGAACGTGAAGCTTTAGAAGAAAGCGAAAGAAAACGTAGAGGCAGAAGAAGTACCATCTTAACTGGCGGTAAAGGCTTAACAACTGAAGCCGAAACATATCAAAAAAGTTTACTAGGAGGATAAATGGGTGGATTTTCACCAGCTAAAATATTTAAACCAAAACCTAGACCTGTTGCACCTCGTGTCCAGAAGGAAGCGGTACAAGCTGCTCCGACTGGTCCAACGGTTGCTGAAATGGATCAAGGTAAAATAAGAAGAGGTCGTGGACGCAGAGCCACCATCTTAACATCAGCTCAAGGTTATGACCAAGAATTAACTTTAGGTCGTAAAAGTTTATTAGGATAATTAATGGAACAAGCGGAAAATAAAAAGCTTGCAAAAGAGCTTAAATCAAATTTATCTCAATTGATTGAGAAAAGAGCCTACTGGAATGAGCATTGGCAAGAAGTATCAGAATATTTCTTAACAAGAAAATCAGACGTTAATACCCAAAGATCAAAAGGCGATAAAAGAAATGTTCAAGTTTTTGATAGTTCAGCTATTCATTCTTTAGAATTATTATCAAGTTCCTTACATGGAATGTTAACTAGCTCCGCAAATCGCTGGTTTGACTTAAGATTTAAAGAAGCTTCAGTTAATGAAGATGATACTGCAAAAGAATGGTTAGAAGATAGTACGGATAAAATGTATCTGGCTTTTGCTAGATCCAATTTCCAACAAGAGATTTTTGAAGCTTATCATGACTTAGTTTGTTTTGGAACTGCTTGTCTTTACATTGAAGAAGATACCGATGACATTATTCGGTTTAGCTCCAGACATATAAAAGAAATTTATATTTCTGAAGATGCAAAAGGAATGGTTAATTGCATTTACAGAAGATTTAAAATTAGTGCAAAGGCTGCCGTAGAAAAATTTGGTTTTGATAATTTAAGTAGATCAATACAAAATATTTATAAGAATGCTCCATTCGATGATGTAGAACTTTGTCATGTGGTAAAGCCACGTGATATGTATAATCCAAAGAAATTGGATAAATCAAATATGCCATTCTTTAGTGCATACTTTGAATACAACGATGATCATATAATTTCAGTTTCTGGATTTCGTGAATTTCCTTATGTGGTTCCAAGATATTTAAAAACATCCAATGAAACTTATGGAAGATCTCCAGCGATGGCTGCGCTTCCTGATGTAAAAGTTTTGAATAAAATGACAGAAATCAGTTTGAAAGCTGCGGCTAAACAAGTTGATCCACCTCTTTTAGTTCCTGACGATAGTTTTACTCTTCCAGTAAGAATGGCTCCAGGTTCTATTAATTTTTATAGAGCAGGAAGTAGAGATAGAATTGAACCATTAAATATTGGTGCCAATAATCCATTAGGATTAAACATGGAAGATCAAAGAAGGCAATCGATTGCTAGAACTTTTCATGTTGATCAACTGATGATCCAAGAAAATAGAACGATGACTGCAACAGAAGTGATGCAGCGTAATGAAGAGAAGATGAGAATACTTGGACCTGTGATGGGAAGGTTACAAAGCGAACTTTTACAGCCTTTAATCATAAGAGTATTCAGTATTATGTTAAGAAATAATTTATTCGCTCAACCTCCAGAAATTTTACAAGGACAAGAAGTGGATGTGGAATATGTTTCTCCAATGGCATTAGCTCAAAAAGGACAAGAGCTAAGTTCTATTATGAGAGGTATGGAAATCTTTGGATCAATATCTCAAATGGTTCCAGTTATGGATTACATTGATGATAAAGGTTTAGTTAAACAAATTATTAAAGTTTTAGGACTTCCAGCAAAAATGATTAAATCAGATGCAGAAGTCGAAGAATTGAAAGCAGAAAGACAAGAACAACAAGCACAACAAATGCAAATGCAACAAGCCATGCAAGAAGCTCAAGTTGCTAAAGACGCTGCGCCAATGGTTAAAACTTTAAATGACACAACAGAACAACAATAAAGAATTATTAAAACTTATTAAAGACTACAAAATTTGTTTTGGAACAGATGAAGGTAAAAGAGTAATTACTGATCTTTCCAAACGATGCCATGAGTTCGTAACAACTCATGATAAACAAAGCGCTACAGAAAGTGCTTTTTTAGAAGGACAACGAGCTGTTCTTATTTTTATAAAAAACATGATCAATAAAAAGGAGTAATCTATGGATCAGACAACTGAAGCTGTTGTTAAAGAAGAACAACCAGCTCAACCTGATGTGCAGACAACTACAACATTGTCTACAGATCAAATAAAAGAAGCTGAGGTACCAAAAGTTGATTTTAAAACTTTAATACCTGAAGCTTACAAAGACGAAAAAGCTTTACAAAATTTTCAGGACATGGATGGTTTCGTAAAGTCTTATTTGCATTCACAAAAATTAGTGGGTTCAGATAAAATACCTATACCTAATAAATACGCTACTGATCAAGATTGGAATGCTGTTTATGAAAAGTTAGGTAAACCAAAAAGTCCTGACGGATATGAATATAACTTACCTAAAGAAGCTAAGTTAGATGACAATTCGTTAAAAGCTTTCAGCGCAGAAGCTCATAAGTTAGGCTTACTACCAAAGCAAGCTCAAGGCATTATTAAATATTATAATGATCTTGCAGGTGCTTCGGAAACAGAAGCAAATAACAAAGCAGAAGCTGGAAGAACGGAAGCTGAGAAAAATTTAAGAAAAGAATTTGGCTCAACTTATAATGATAGAATAACGGCTGCTAAAAAGCTGGCAACATCTACTCTTGGAAATGAGTTTTTAAATAATACTCTTTTACAAGATGGAAGTAAGCTCGGAGATAATCCGACTGTTGTTAAAGCATTTGCTGATTTAGCTGCTCAAATGTCAGAAGATAACATCGTCAAAGGCGATGCTCCTGCTTATATGAGCAACAAAGAAATCAACAGACAGATAGCAGTTCTTCAACAACCTGGTTCAGCGTATTGGGATAAAAGAAATCCTAATCACTCTGATGCTGTACAAGAAGTACAGGAATTAATTAAAAAGAAAAATAACGAACAGGACGTTGAATAAGAGTTTTGCTTTACGCAAGTAAAGTGAAAAAGACAAAGATAATCGCAAGACCTTTGTTGACATTAGGAAAAGACTAGCATCGACAAGATGTAAAATTGAGGACGATCCGTAAGGATAATCAACCGAAATACTTAACATTAACAATCAACCATAGGAGTTAATATTTATGAGTGTAAATATAACAACTAGTTTTGTTGAACAGTATTCGGCTAACGTGTCGTTACTGGCACAACAAACAGGCTCAAAGTTACGAAGCGCTGTTGATGTGGAAAGTGTTCGAGGAAAAAATGCGTTCTTTGACCAAGTAGGAGTTACAGCTGCACAGCTAAAAACTTCTCGTCATTCGGACACACCTCAAATTGACAGTCCACATAGTAGGCGTAGAGTTAGCTTAAGCACATACGAATGGGGTGATCTCGTGGACGATTCCGACAAGGTTCGCGCACTTATTGATCCTACTTCAACGTATGCAAGAGCGGCTGCTGCTGCAATGAATAGAAGTATAGATGATGTCATCATTACTGCTATGAATGCTTCAGCGGACACAGGTGTAGCAGGTGGAACTTCCACAGCTTTACCTAGCACGCAAAAGACTGCAACGTCAGACCAATCAGATGGTTTGAGTATTGCAAAACTTAGAAGTGCTAAATACATACTGGACAACAATGACGTAGATCCCAGCCTAAAAAGGTATCTTGTCTGCGGTCCAAAACAAATTCAAGATTTACTTGCGCTGACTGAGGTAACGAGTTCCGACTATAACGTCGTAAAAGCTCTTGCTGCTGGTCAAGTAGACAGTTTTCTTGGGTTTAATTTTATAATGTCAACAAGACTGAACTTAGACGCAACTTATACGTCTGATAGATTAGTTTTTGCATTTACAGAAGATGCAATCAAACTCGCTATTGGAAAAGATGTAACTGCGAAAATTTCCGAAAGAGCTGACAAGTCTTACAGTACACAAGTTTATTAC